GCGGCATAAAAGCGGTAAGATGCCGATAAGCAAAGGAATTTGATATGGCAAGCACTTGGACAACCAATAACGCGATAGAAAAGATCGCTGACGGTGAAAAGACGGATACATGGGGTCAGATTACAAACCGTAACTTTGACATCGTGGATCAGGCTATCAATGGGGTTGTAACAATTTCGCTTGGTAATGCCTCAACTTACGATCTGGATACAGACAACGGCACAACGACTTTTTCAGGCACAGTTGGCGATGCGATTTCAGATGGTGTAAATAAAGTCTTAGTTTTTACAAGCACAGGCGACTTGGCTTGCGATGTTAATATAGAGCCAAACAATGTTGAGAAGATTTACTTTATCAACAACACAAGTACAAAAGAACTGACGATTAGCCAAGGCTCTGGTTCTGGAGAAACTGTCACGTTATCTGCTGGTGCAAAGGCTATTGTTTACTGCAATGGCGCGGGTACAAACGCGGATGTTGTTGAGATTGCTAAAGACTTTGACTTGATCTCTGACATCACTACAATCGGAACATCACAGGCTGAGAAGGCTGTTACTGCGGATGTAAACGGCGATGTTTACATTGCAGAAGAATTTAAAGCTAAAAGTTACAACGAAACATACAATACGCTATCCTCATACAGTGGTTCAGTAACCATGAACTCTGAAGATGGGAATGTGTTTGCTATCACACTATCGGAAAACATCACAACATTTAACTTTAGCAATTCGCCTGCAAGTGGCACGGCATATGCGTTTTCACTTAAAGTTACTCAAGACGCAAGCGCAAGCGGATATACCATAGCATGGCCTGCGGCAGTTGATTGGCCTAATGGCACTGCGCCAACTCTTACAAGCACAGCTTCAGCCGTAGATCAATTTGTATTCTATACGCACGACAATGGGACAACATGGTATGGATTTGTAGCGGGTCAGGCATTGGGATAGTCAATTAGGAGTTTTCATAATGTCTGCATGGAAAAAACTTGCATCAACAACGGCGGTATCAGCCACTCCTAGTGGATTAGATGTAAATGATGTGTTCTCCTCTTATGTTTGGACGGGAAATGGTACGTCAAAAACAATTACTAACGACATTGACCTAACTGGCGAAGGTGGTCTGGTCTGGATAAAATGTCGTGACATTGCTTACGACCACAATCTATACGACACAGATCGCGGTGCGACTAAAATTTTGCAAACGCATTCCGCTGATGCGGAAACAACAGCGACAGGTGGCCTGACAGCATTTACATCTAGCGGATTTAGTTTGGGAAACTACAACCGTGTAAATCATTCTGGAAATGATTATATTGCTTATACATTTCGCCAAGCTCCTAAGTTTTTTGACATTGTAACGTATACAGGCAACGGAACACCTAGAACAATATCGCATGATCTTGGTGCTGTGCCTGCAATGATGCTGGTCAAATGCTTAACACAGACCACAGATTGGGCAGTTTATCATAGAAAAATGAAAAGCGGAACTAATCCAGAAACTGCCTATATGAGGATTAATAGCACTGACAGTGAAACAAATAACAGCGGAATTTGGAATAATACCGCTCCAACAAGTAGTGTTTTTACCGTGGGCGGTAATAATGCGGTAAACCTAAATGGTGCTGAATATGTAGCTTATTTGTTTGCACACAATGACGGGGATGGCACCTTTGGGGATAGCGGTGCAGAAGATATCATTAAGTGTGATGCATATGCTGGCACAGGAGCCATAATGGATGTTGATATTGGCTTTGAACCGCAATTCCTAATGGTAAAAGCAAGTAGTGCAAGCGGTGAATGGTGGGTAGTTGATAACTTACGCGGCTTTACGTATGGAAATGATCCTTTTTTCTACGCAAATCAATCTGCAATTGAAGTCTCAAGAAACTACTTTGAGCCAAGGCCAAAAGGGTTTCGCGTTGATACCAGTGGAACTGTTAATAGCGCAAGTACAAACTACATTTATATGGCTATTGGGAGAAGCATGAAAGCACCAACTACGGGTACTGATGCTTTTAACATTGACACAAGTGGAGGAACAAATAGCACTGATTTACCAGCATTTGTAAGCAATTGGCCTGTGGATATGGCCATACAGAGAGATGTAACCATCAGCGATCATAATGACACTTCACTCAGGCTTTTGGGGGATGGCTCATTTAAGACAAACTCTACAGATGGGATTATTAGCTCTACAAATGTTCAGTGGGACTTCAATGATGGCTGGTATCATTCTCAAACCATTAACTCAGACATTTACTCTTGGATGTGGAGACGTGCAACAGGTTTCTTTGATACTGTAAGATGGGATGGCAACTCTACAGCAGGCAGGGCAATAGATCACAACTTAGGCACTGTTCCCGAGATGATGTGGGTAAAACTATATAGTCAGAATGGGGGTAGCTGGATAGTTTACCACAAGGATTTAGGAAATACTAACTATGTTAGGTTGGAAGACAACGTTGCAACTGTAGCAGAAAGCACGATGTGGAATAATACAAGCCCAACGTCATCTCAATTTACGTTAGGTACGCATTCAAATGTAAACTTCACTGGATTTGGATATGTCGGCCTTTTATTTGGCTCTGTTTCGGGTGTAAGCTCTGTTGGCTCGTTTACTGTATCTGGCGCAGATGTTAATGTTAATTGTGGCTTTAGCTCAGGCCCACGGTATGTCTTATTCAGGCGTTACAATAGCTCAGGAGACTGGTTTTTTGCAGATACGGATAGAGGGCTTGTTACAGGAGATGACAACTGGCTGCGACTGAACGCACAGTCAGCGGAAAGCATTGTAAACTACGTTGATCCTATATCTTCTGGGTTTACTGTAAAGACAGCTAATGTCCCCGATGGGGATTATATCTACTATGCAATCGCATAACCCAAGGTCAGAAAGGAACATCAACTGATGGCTGAATATCGTGATCGCACAACTGGTGAGATAAAATCTCAAGGCCAGTTACGGCAAGAAAATCCGAATATGTCCATGCCCAAAGTATGGAGTGACAATGTGTATGACGCACTTAATGTTGACCCTATTTTGCGAACTGCAAAACCAAACGCAGGCGCATACCAGACAGCGCAGCGTAATGGTGTTGAGCAAGACAGTAACGGCAACTGGGTAGAGGCGTGGCAAGTTGTTGATATGTTCTCAGATGACGCTGAGTTAGGTACAAAAGCGGAGCAAGAGGCAGCATACCAAGCAAGGCTAGACAGCGTGGCGGCAGAGGCTAATCGCGCAGAACGCAACAGACGACTTGCGGAAACTGATTGGACAGCGATGTCTGATTTAGAAATGACAGAACCGATGCGGAGTTATCGTCAATCTTTGCGCAATATCACAGCACATGCTAACTGGCCTCACTTAAATGATGACGATTGGCCAACTAAACCATAAGGATGCGCCATGCCTTTAGTCCCTCTAAATATCCCCAAAGGGCAATACGCAAACGGTACAGAGTATCAGTCTCAGGGTCGCTGGCGTGACGTAAACTTAGTGCGATGGCATGAAGATGCTTTACGCCCGATTGGCGGGTGGAGGCCGCGCGCACAGTCTGACAATAGTTCGGTAAATGCAAACGGCGTTGTTCGCGGTGTTCATACTTGGATAGATAACAACGGTGGTCGTTACGCTGCATTTGGATCGCATGACACTGTAACAGCCATGCTGGAAAGCTCTATCACGGCAGACATCACTCCAAGTGGCCTTACAGTAGGACGCGTGGACGCAACGGTCAACACTGGCTGGGGGGCTGGCGGCTGGGGCTTGTTTGGTTGGGGCGTAGCGCGTCCAGACTTAGGCTCCATTCTACGCGCAACTACATGGTCTTTAGATAACTGGGGCGCGGAACTAATCGCATGTTCGTCTGACGATGGTGTTATCTATTCATGGGACTTAAATACGGCAAACGATCTTACGGCGGTTACAAACGCTCCAGCAGATTGCACTGCCGCGTTTGTTACTGAGGAGCGATTTTTAGTGGCTCTGGGTTGTGACGATGCAGATGGCAACAATCGTCGTCGTGTAGCTTGGTCTGACCAAGAAGATTACAACGATTGGACTGCATCTGCAACAAACCAAGCTGGTGATATAAATTTGCAAACTAATGGCACAATCCTAGCGGGTGTACGCACACGCGGTCAGTCGCTGATCCTTACAGATCAAGATGCCCATACAATGACATACCAAGGCCCACCCTTTGTGTACGGCTTTGAGCGTGTTGGCACAGCCTGTGGCATGATTTCGGCGGGCGCGTATGCATCTGTGGACGCAGGCGTGATTTGGATGGGCCGCCGTAGTTTCTACATTTATTCTGGCGGTGCGGTGCGTGAAATCCCGTGCGAGGTCGCTGATTTGGTATTTAGCAACATTAACTATGACCAAGCATCTAAGGTGCAGGCGATGGTGAACAGTCAGTGGAATGAAGTTTGGTGGGTGTATCAGTCGCAAGATGCGTCAGAATGCGACAAATATGTTGCATATGACTTTGTAGAAAACATCTGGACAACTGGCGATATTGACCGCACGGCGGGTGTAGATCGTGGCGTATTCCGCTTGCCGTTTTTGGTAAAATCAAATGGTGTTGTTTATGAACATGAAGTTGGCTTTGACTACGATGGCGCAACTCCATACGCTGAGACAGGCCCGATTGCGATTGGCACAGGCGAGCGGCTGATGAAAGTCACCAATGTTATACCTGATGAAAAGACGCAGGGCGATGTAGACTTGAAGTTCAAGGTGCGTAACTACCCGAATGCAACGGAAACCGAAAAGGGGCCATTTAACACGGCAAACCCAACATCTGTGCGTTTCCAAGGCCGTCAGGTCAGAATGCGCGTTGAGGGTGCAGAGGCAGCAGATTGGCGTGTGGGTGTCATGCGACTAGATGCGCGGCAGGGCAGTAAACGATGAGTTTCTATGGTGCGCCCCCAGTAGGCCCAGATTTCAAAGTATGGGCAGAAAAGTTTAGTGCGTGGCTTATGAGGACACGCTCTTTTCTTACGCACAGACGCGATTATGACAGCGCGGCAGAGGATGGCGTTATTCTTTGGGATCGTGAAAACAAATATCCTGTGGTGTCTAAGGATGGCGCGTTTGTTCAGGTAGTGCTGGAAGATGGTCACGCCTCGTTTTACCGCACAACTGATGTAACAGCGGCTGCGGCAGATACGGCGTATGCAATAACTTACGATGCGCCAAGCGGTAATGTTGGCATTGATCGGGATGCGACAGACAACAGCAAGATCGTGTTTAGCGAGGCAGGCGAATATCTTGTCATGTTCTCAGCGCAGATTGCGTCATCATCATCCAGTACGGTGAAGTTTTACTTTTGGCCTCGCCTGAACGGCACGGACGCACCTAACAACACAATCATCTATTCTCTGCACCAAAATGATGCGACAGTCGTTGTTTCACGTTCTGCGAAGTTTGATGTGGCAGAGGGTGACTATTTGCAGGTTATGTGGGCAGTGGATAGCACAAGCGGATCACTTGATGCGTCTGCGGCGTCATCATTTAGCCCAGCGGCACCAGCAACTACGCTTCACATTACGAGGATGCACGGATGAACGATATGTCACACACATATGTTCTTAGCTCCGAGCTAGAAAGATGTAAGCCTTGGATTGAGGATGCGTTGGAATATCGCAACCGTACACGTATCTTTGATGATATTGTTCATGGCATTGCGCAAGGACGCATGCAGCTATGGCCTGCACCAAAGGGGTGCATGGTGACGGAAATTGTGGTATATCCTAGAAAGA